GAGTCATATATCCTGTTAGTTAGGTGTGTGATTAGCCGCCGATCGCCCGATCGGTGCAACAATATTTTACCACTTACGAATAATAATAGACAGCAAAAAGCGATCGCCAGTTCCTGCTTGCGATCGCTTTTTGATTGCCATATCAGGCGCGTTATCCTGCTTCCTTCAATCGAGGGATTTGAGGCGTTTGTCTTTTAGCAATTAGCTTTAAGTCTACTTGATTTTATGGCTTACTGGGCGATCCAACATATCAGGGTTAGCCCAATAATCGATCCCTACTTTCATAGAGTGACAAACCACTTTACGAGTGCCTTGCGATTCAATATACTCCTTTACTTTTTGCATCATTTCTGGAGTAAATTCAATAACTTCATCAAATACTTGCATAATTTTATCCTTACTTGCTTGCACTTATTCTAGCGCCATCCGACAGCCAGTGGCGTTAAAGTTCTATTAGCAGGATTATTGGCAACATCATCAACCATCGCACGCGCTTTAGCATTGAGCTTCGGCATAAGCGGACTAAGCACCGATCTGCAATTAACATGCAAAGCGGGTTGATGCTTAGGAGCGTCCGCGATTGGGAATACCATGTTATTTCTTGAGCGACATATATCCGTAGTCCGATCGTCACTGATGGCGATAAATCTTAGATGCGTGACTAATTGACTCTGAGAGAATGTTTCCACCCGTGAATCGTTATATGCAGTAGTGGTTTCAGTGCGCGAAATCATTGACGCTCGCGCACTGCTTACCGACAAAGTTTCTTTGATTAAATCATTGACCGCTTTAGGACTCAATGGGAGATTTTTCGCACCCTGCGGAGTCATGCCTTGTGTCAGATTATCCTTCACACGATCTAATAATTCATTGGCATAATTACCAGCGATTAGTAGGTTGCGAGACAGGATTTTCTTCACCGCCCCGACGGGGCGATCGCTGAATGATGTTGGCTTGAACTCAAATATTTTCTTAATCCACCCCGCGATCGAATTTTCAGCATATTGATTGGGTCGCGACATTGCAAGTTTTTGCGGGATCGATTGCTTTATTTCAGCGATCGCGTGCTTACTCCCAATCAATGTGCTTGACTCCCAAAGCCCGTTAATAATTTGCGCGATCTCGCTTTCAAGATCCCATTGCAGATCGCTAATTTCTTGCAATGACTGAGAGTTGCCTGCGATTTTGGCAACTGCTTTTTTTGTGGCGATCGCCATCTCCTTTGTGGCGCGATTCTCGATCTTTTCCATCGCGCTAAGGATCACGCCCTTATCAATAGGAGGGGCGTTTAGGATGATCGGCGAAAAGACGGAATCGTAGGTTTGCATACTTAAAGTTTAGCTGAAAATTTAGCTTAATAAAAAAGGAGTATGTTCCATCTTGGAACATACTCCTTTTTTGCGCCTAAAATTCAACCACAGTACCGCCCGATCTCTTGCCTACAACTGGCGATCGCAGTTGAGAATTGGCAGTAACACCGATCGCAATCTCGCCATCTATAACCGAATCAATCAACTCATTTAGCTCCCTATTGCCTTGAGTACAAAACTCATTACGAATATAGCCGCCCTCTTGCGATGGATCAACACCCGCGAAATTTGGCGCAATCAGATCGCAAATTGTGAGCTTTTCCACGATGGAGCTTATCGCGTTCGCAGCATCAGCATCGGCGAGTCTTAGGGGTAGTCTGTACTTAGACTTAAGACGCATATTTACACGCGCCTCAACCTGATTCGCAATTTGCTCTACTTCAGGTTCTGGAATTACCGAGCGCCCAAATGTACTTTGCACACCGCCTAACTGCAAGCGCTGTCTTAGGCGGGTATTGATTTTCTCGTTCGTGGTATAGAGCATAGTTTTTAGGATGGATTATATATAAAAAAAGGGCGATCTGATTTTAAGTCAGATCGCCTTTTTTTGTTGAACTTTTTACACAACTCTTCGAGCGGCGATCATCCGAGGATCGCGGACAATTGGCACGAAATTAGCGGCGGCTGTTGTCCAATAACGGTGGGGGATATCATCAGTTTTTTGACCATTGACAATATAGATCCCGCCGCCTGCGCCCATTGATTCAACAGGCGGGGTAAACGCGCGTTCGATAAACCCATCCCATCCGAAGAAATAGTAGTCGGTATTACCATCTACAGCCATCAGGAACTTATCAATAATCGTTCCATTTGTCTGCTCTTCAGAGATTTTTGCGTCAAGTTGGACGACTTTACAAGTGCCTCTAGGATTGACGCGACGGGCGATCATACCTTCAAAATATGCATCAGGGATCGTCAACCCGCTAAAGTCAGGCGTGCCACTTGTGCTGTTGCCAAGCTCACGCAAATAGGCGATCTTAGCTTCATTTGAATCGCGTGCGCGAATAAAATTCACGCGATTCAAAAACACATAAGCAGGGTACATTCCAAGCGGATTAGTGGAGCTATAGTAAAGCGCCTCAGCGTGATCTTGCAGATTCTGTAAAGGGGTGCAAGTCGCGGGAACGCTCCATCGCGCACCCGCAGTTAAGGGGACTGGCATATGCTCAGGGACTAACCCATCTGCATAGCTAAGAGCAAACGAGACCCCGCTAATGGGATCGGTGAAAGTAGTCGCGCCTGTGAGGGCAACTGGAACCGTGAGCAGTTTGGATTTGTCGTAAATCGAAAACACTAACCCCGCAGCAGTCCCAAAGAACTCATTCTCGATCAAAGTTCGCATGGCGGGGGTTGTGTTTGGATTATTGAGTTTCTTCAATAAATCCATGTCCGCCCCTTTCCAAGCGTACTTCTTACCGATCTTGGCTCGGCTCAAAGTTTCTTCATTCAGCGCAAACTGTGGGCGGCTTGGTGGAACCTCAGCATCTTCGCTGATTAAGGTCGCCACGGTCGGGCGATGCTTAGTGAAGCGGCGAATTATCATCAAAGGATCGGCGTAAAATGTCGCTGGCATTACGCGATCAAAGTCTGATAATTCGGGTGGATTCTGCAATTGATAATTAGTTTGGTCAACTAAAAACTCTTGCTTTTGCAGATTTTCTCTACGTTGCAAAAAAGAATAAATAGAGTCAGGCATTTGTTTTATCCCCTTGGTATAGAGCGAATTTGAGGCAGGGCTTGAGATACCCATGCGTCCCAATATGGGATAAGCGATGTGTAGATATCTGCTTCAGTGTAAGCAGCAATATCATTAGTAATTGGCTCCAAAAACTTCTGAGTAGATCCAATCAATTGGCGGGTAACACTGATTCCCAAAATCTGAGAGGGAAGTGTTGCGATACCAATAGGAGCGCCGACGGGTAAAGCGATCGCACTACCAGCCGCTAAAGTGATCACGTTGGTTACAGCATTAATCGGCGTGACAGCGTGGATCGAACCGATGACAACATTCTCTTGCATCACAGCATTAAGAGCCGTGCTAGTCGCACCGCCGCCTGTAACAGAAGTAGTTAGGGTGTAAGGCGTTTGGGTTTTGCTAAAAATGTGGACAATGGCGGCGGCGGCGATCGCTTGAACCTTATCACGCAAGCTAGAAGCATTAATCACAGCAGCAACGGCGGCGGCGGCGGTCGTGGTAGTCGCGCCTGTAGTTGCATCTAAAGTCGTGACGACGCTTTGACCCTCAACCACAACCGTAATCGTATTAGTGTTTGCAGGGGTTCCAGCGATTGTTAGCCTTGAAGATGGACGCATAACGACTAAAGCGCCGCCAAGCCTAAAGAGCTTCGCGTCCGCAACAGTAATCGTTGTATCCGAGGCGGCAAGCGCACTTGCAACAGTTGTCAGGGGATAGGGGCGCACTAATTTTGAGTTAGGGATCGCCGCCCAGATAGAGCCGGGCTTGACCAAAATATCGCCATTCTCATCGAACTGCAAAAAGGAAGTATCCACAGTGCGAGAAATTGGCGCTTTGAAGTGATTGGTAGCGAGAATATTAATATCCTCATCTACCCCTGTGAATGTCTTCTGTCTGATATTAGTTGGCATTTGTTAGCTCCTAAGCAGGGATATCGCGAACGTGTACTGATTTAGCCCAAGCCGCTAGATCGGCTTTCTTATCGCGTGATGGCACATCGCCTTCAGGCAATGGCTCAGCACCATACTTAGATGGCTCTAAGCGGGGATCTTTCTTATTCCCTGCTAGCACCTGAAAGGCGATGTCGAATGCATTACCAGCGATCGCCGCTTGGTACTTCTTAAGCCCTTCATCACCTTCGCCGCCGAACCAAGATTCATAAACGGCGGGTTCCAATTTGCCCTCTTTTACAAGGTCAGAGCCACGCTTAGCATATTGAGCAAAAGCAAGAGTGTCGCGGCTTAGCTTTTGAGCTTTATCGCGATCGCTTTGCGCTTCATCAAGCTTTGCTACTAACTTTTCATAGTCAGCAGCCGAATAATTTTTAGTTTCTTCAGTCATGTTTTTAGATTGTTGAGTAGTAATTGGTATTCCTTCAGGTTCGGGATCTGCCATTGGCGCACATACTCCCATCAAATACGATGAGAGGTCACCAACAGCATTTTTAACGCATTTGTAACGGCTCTTAGGGAGTTCATTATCATCTGCCTGATTAATGTTATCCATCGCATAAGAGAACGCACGCAAGCCCGTATCAATATCACCCATTTTCTTATAGGTAGCATCGTCCATAGGCTCTGCGATTCGCTTCATTTGCGACTCAAAAGTGAACAGCGTATATTGATTTACTTCATCATCTTTCACCTCTTGAGAATACAAACGAGCGCCATCGACAGCAGGGAATGGCACGGCGCTCACTTCGATTATTATGTTTCGATCGCCCAAAATAATTCCACAGGATAGCTCCTTGAGTAATCCCTTGGAATATTGTGCGATCGCCTTTTCACAGCGAACTTCTAAGCCATCATTGAAAATCGCATACTTGCTAATCAGGTCTGCATTTTCAGTGTCAAGCCCTGTAATTTCACGAGCGAAGAATTGACCGGTCACCGATCCAATGCGAGATTTTTGGCTGTATTCGTGGTCATTAAAAAGCTTGATTTCGTTGGCTTTTAGATATTCGTTTGAGTTCGCGACGATTACATCTATAAGATCGCGTGTGTAATTTACGAGCGCCCCTCTCGAATCGGTGATCTCACCCTCAATCAAAAGCAAAGCAGGGCGCACTAATGTACTGCCCTCTATTGAGGTGTTTGACTCTCGAAAATATCTGTGGACGGGCGATCGCGCCATCGGGTTTACCGTTCTTTGCGTATTAGCCGCCAGAATAATGCAAAAGTCCGTTTTTGTCTATTTTGATGCAATTTATCGAATGTAAAGAAATATTAAGTATGTGTATCTACACATACTATGTGTTATATTAGGTACATAAGCAATCAAGGAACAAGCAAATGACTACTGACACACGCGACCAATTAGCAGCCAAGATTGTTGAAAACAAGATGAGCTTTGATGCTGCTCTTGCATCGCTCACAAGCAAAAAACCCGTACTCATCAAGCGCTGATTAATAAATGATGGTTCGATCTTGGCTAAATTACGCGCTGATCGGGGAGTCGCGCCCCTCTATTCCACAAAAGAGAGATAAAAACAATGATTACGAAAGAAACCGCTATTTACCCTGTATTCGCCAACTGCATTATTATCGCAAAGCCTAGCACTAGCGAGGATAGCGAAGTGTTCCTGAAAAGGACAGGAAATTGCAAGACTTTTGAGAATGGTAAAGATCAGGCGGATTTTTATCTAGGCGACTTTGTCGGAGAGTATATTTATTCTGGCGAAAACTGGCTAGAAGTCCGCCTTGCAGATGGTCGATCCGCTTACGGAGCGGTTGATATGTTTCTATCATGAACGGATCAACCCGCGCAAATCTAAGGTCATGGGCGATCGCGTGGATAAGCACCCGCGCCGCCCCTGACTTTCCAAGCCGATATCAACAAAAGGCGATCGCAGTTCACCATCTTTTATCCGATGGTGATTGGCACAATGCGAAGCAGATTGGTACTGCGATCGGGCTATGCGATCGCAGTACTCGCAACCTGATGGGGTTGCTTAAGGAGCCTTTTGGACTCGCTAGCGATCCTAGGCGCGGCTACATGATGGAATTAAATAGGAGTAAAAGTGACTAATTTAATTGAAAGGATTTTGAGGCTATTCCCTTACGTCCGAGAGCTTGAAAGCCAAGTAACAAAAGCGCTTTTAGGCGACATTGATATCCTTTCATTGGCGATGAAGGACGGAATGCTAGACGTAACAGCATCGACTAAAATCGCGCCTATCCTAGCCCAATGGGGCTTTGAGAGCCTAGAGGAACTTGGGGCTGAAAACTATGCAGAAATCAAAATACTGCATGAGCCAACTGGCAAGTTTTTAGCCATCACAATTCAGAGGTGCGGACACAAAACGCCTAATGAGTTTAGGTATGAATTAGAGGCTGAGGTTAAGCACTTGAAAGATAAATTAGCCTCACATGATGTAAATCAGGATGAGCCAAAGCTAAGCAGCACAGTCTGCACAATGCCTGACTGGGCGTAAGCATCGCAATCGCGTATTCAACTTTACGAAATAGGAGTAAATAACAATGAATCCCCCAGAAATTAAAGTCTACTTTTTTGAAGGAGATCAATTTCGTCAAGGAGTGCTGCACACGGTAAATGATACAGAGACCAAGGTTTATTTCTTCAAAGACAATCAACTGTGCGAAGGCTTGGTCAAGGCGGTGGTACAGATTAATCTCAATGGAGTAAACACAACCGCCTATTTTGTTCTTGATCCAGAATCGTCGGAATTTCGGCATTTGCAAGATTAGGATTGTACGCAGAGTATCGCAATTGGTTTTTCACTGATGACCAAATATTTTTAAGTGTTGAATTGGCTCTGCATTTTGCAAGAGATTCGCTTAGGAATTAACCAGCCTCAATCAACTCCATCCCCTAATTTTCTCAAGCGCCATCGCTTGAGATTTTTGTATGATCGCGGGTTGCGATAATTTCTCCATTAAGCATAATTGCACAGCATCAGCGCGATCGGGGCTTCTACCTATGCGAGCTTTCAGCTTATCCTTGCCCTCTAAAGTAATCACGCCGCCATCGGTGGAAGCACGCCTGATATTGCATAGCTCTTGCTTAAGCTTAGGATCGGGCGGTAGCATCAGCGTTGGATTGTACTGAGGATCTAACGCTTCCATGAGTTTCCAAGCTAACAGGGTACGAATATTTGCAAACTTTAGCAATCCAGTCCGATCGGTTAGCGGCTTACCCGCCCGATCGACTGCACTCGCTCCAACATTAACGGGGTGTATCTGCCAGCCCATACGTCTGCATGAGTCGTAAGGCGATGAGCCAATGCCAATCACATCGATATATATTTGCGGACTGCCAATCATATAGCCTTGGATAAAATCGCGAATATCATCGCCATCCTGAATCATTTTCCCTGCGAGTGAATAGATCGGCGCAATCCAGTCCCCAAATCTCGCAGCGATACAAGCTTCATCGTCACCGCCACGAGCAGGGTCAACGCCTAGGCTTGTCATTTTATAGGTTTCGGTTTTAGTCTGGTAAGCAGCGATCGCTTTGCGAGAATCTAAGTTTTTATTGCCAATAAAATCAATCCATCTTTGCTGTGCATCTATGATCCAAGCAGTCGGAATTAGCTGAGTATCTGTCGATTCTGTCACTCGCTGAAATAGCCCCTCCCTAAATCTTTGTCTTAAAAATTCTGGCAGTGCATCAAGTTTTGAATCATAGCCAATCGCCATCATGTAGGGGTTGTCTTCAACCCGCGATCGGATGAAAGATCGCGATCGCCCGATCAATATTTTCTCGCTCCCATTAGCTAATTTAATGGTGTGAGTTGGGCGCGGTATTTGCGTTTTATTTTTGAGACTTGCCTCAACTTCATGGCGCGAAGTTCTAGCAATTTCTAAGTCAATATCGCCATCAACCGTCGGGGCGCGAACATACCAAACTAGCGATCCCTCTTCAGCTTTATCTAAATTGTCAGGGTCAATAAATGGCGACCAATAATCCATAACCCATTCGCCATCCGTAGTAGTTGGTGGGTTGCCAGTAGCAATAACTCGACACCTCTCATTAGGATCGGGATGTCGATTCCAAATATTTATAGATCGGAATTGATTTTCAGTAAATTCGCATATTTCATCGTAGCACTTAAGCGAATGTTCTTGACCTTGATATTTTTGCCAGTCTTTATCAAACTGGCAAGCCCCTATCTGAAGCGTTGATCCATCCGCAAAGCGCCATAGGTGTAAAGATTCATTATAAGAATCCTTGTGATGCGTGCTTAGGGCCCTTGCATACACTTCACGCGATTTCTCAATGATCGCTCGCGCCCTTGGAAACTCACGGCGCAAAATAAGCGATCGATGATGCTCGGCAGCTAATCCGATGATTAGCATTGTCTTACCGCCCCCCGCTTGCCCTCCATAGTAAAGCTCATCGGCGGGGTGAAAATATGCAACTTCCTGCGGCGAATTTGGGATAGGCGTGAATAATATTTCAGTATTGCCAGTTACCGCTTTTTGGGTTGGCTTTAATAGCTCTTTGCGCTTTGGGCTAAGCTTCGTTCTGTGCAATTGTCGGATCAATTGTTTTATACCCTTTACGCTCTAATTTATCCATCATTGTTTCATCATCAACATCATACATACCAAGCGCTGTACGTCCTATTTTTTGTCCTACTGAAATCACATTTGCTAAATTATTTAAAGCTGTTGGCTTTATAGGCTCACTGTCGGATACTGCCTTAATAAAATGCTGCGAAACCTGACTGAATAAGGCTTTCGATAATTGTAAGCATTGGGTGTCAAAACTAGCTTGCTCTTTAGCAAATGCCTCTATTTTCCCTGCTCTTAATTTATCTTCTACGGATCTTGTGTATATCTTAGATTGCTTCACCCATCCATCACGCTGAGATACTTGCTGTATATAGCCAAAAGAGACTTTATATTTGCTTGCTAGATCCTTTAATGTTGGGCGCACAGCATCGCTATCGGCTTCGATATATTCCCTACTTATTTTCTGCCAATTATGTTTTTTCTTGTTCTTGACCATGACTTAATATACACAAAAAGCAGCCCATGACTTGTCTGTGTCGTGTGGCTGGCGATCGTATTCTTTCGGGGTTGCTGTCATACGGTTATTTTAACCATTGCAGATATACTTGCGACGCAATTTGCGCCGTGACGACTGGCGGAACTGACATTCCTATTAAGTATTTTGGCTTTACGTCTAGGAATTGATAATCTAGGGGGTAGGAGCCACAAAGCTGTACTTCAGTATTTGAGAGCCGTTTTCCTCAGTAGGATAGCCATCTTTTAGATACCATTTATAAGGGAATTTATGCATCTAATAATTTCGCAAACGCTTCATTGTCTTCAGTAATTCCATGCTCAGATTTGTACTCATTAAATCTAGCAATCAGTTGCAAATATTGAGCATATTCAAAGCTAAATTTAAAAGTACCTGATGAGTCCAAATTATCAGTGTCTACTTCTTTGTTTTGATAAGCGTAGTCTGAATCATTGTCAGGCTCACCGCCCAACATGGACTCAATTTCACCATCAAAAAACATAGAGCTTAGATCGATTTCTTCATCCCACTCTTTCAGCGCCTCAAGATCCCAGTCGAGATCAATTTGCGCGATTCGGTTCGCCGCCACGCTTAGCTTTATAGCTCTTGGATCATCAGCCGATTCAATATCCTCACGAATATGTATGATCGGGCGATCGCCTCGTGAGCGCACAATTATTGGCTCTACATCATCGCCAAATATCTCGTAGGCAGTCTCAAGCCTTGCAGATCCATCTATGGTTTCGCCATCATTGCAG